TAGGTTCAAGTGGAGATTACGCAAAGATAACATCAAGTGGTGAAAACTCAGTTGTAATGGCTGCTGGCTATAATTCTTATGCCAGGGCAAAGAAAGGAAGCTGGATCACTTTGGCTGAATGGGTAAGAACAGGCGAATATGATAAAAAAGGAAATACTATTTGGATTCCTAAATGTGTAAAAACAGAATATGTAGATGGTGAGCGTATCAAAGAGGATACATTCTATAAGCTGAAAGATGGTGAATTTGTTGAGCGTTGACATGAAAATTCTTAATAGCAGGGAAGAATGGCTTGCCAATCGTATGAATGGCATAGGCGGTTCTGAGATAAGTGCTGTGGTTGGCTGCAATCCGTACAAGTCTAACATTGATTTATGGATGGAAAAGATAGGACAAGCTCAGGCAAAGGATATTTCCAATGAACCATATGTACTGTATGGAACAAAGGCAGAAGAACATCTCAGAGCATTATTTGCTTTGGATTTTCCACAGTATGAAGTGCATTACATAGAAAACAATTCATTTAAGAATGATAAGTATCCTTGGGCGCAGGCTTCTTTGGACGGATGGCTTACGGAAAAAGAGACAGGCAGAAAGGGTATTTTAGAGATTAAGACAACCAACATCCTGCAATCTATGCAGAAAGAGAAATGGAATCACCAGATACCTATGAATTATTATTGCCAATGCTGTTTTTACATGGCGGTGATGGAAGCAGATTTTTGTGTGTTAAAAGGACAGCTTAAATCTGAATTTAATGGCGAAGTTTATTTGCAAACCAAACATTACAAGATTGAAAGAACAGAAGCCCAGGAAGATATTAATTATCTGATGCAGAAAGGTTCGGAATTTTGGCAATATGTGAGAACTAGGAAGCAACCTGCATTGGTACTTCCTGAAATATAAGAAAAGGAGCGGAGAATGACAGTTAATAAAGATTGGACAGGCAATGCCGCATCAATTTATGCAACGCATGGCGCAAGCAATCATTCAGAAGAACAAAGGGCAGCACTAGATTATTATGCAACCAATCCTGAAGCAGTTGAAAAGCTGCTTGAAGTTGAAGAATTTTGTCAGTACATATTAGAACCTGCTTGTGGCGGCGGTCATATTTCAGAAGTTTTGTTGAAGCGTGGTTTTGATGTGATTTCATCAGATATTGTTGACCGAGGATATTCAGAACAGGCATTTGAACAGGATTTTTTAAAAGCAGGTGGTGTACCAAGAAACAGCAGGGATATTATAACCAATCCACCTTATGCAATGGCAAAGGAATTTGTAGAACATGCCCTTGATATATCACAGGAATCTGTGAAGGTTGCAATGTTTTTAAAACTTACTTTCTTGGAAGGCGCAAAACGTAAGGAATTATTCGACAGATACCCACCTAAAAGAATATATGTTTTCAGAAGTAAAATTGATTGTTGGAAGAATGGGATTAAGCCTGAAAAACCACCCAAGGCGGTATGTTATGCATGGTTTGTATGGGTTAAGGGAACAAAGACAAGCCCACGAATAATGTGGATTTAAGAAAATAAAAAAGTGAGGTAAATGAAATGGAATTAAAAGTTAATGAGGTGGCAGTTCCTGAACAGATTACGTTCAATTATGAGGAACTTAAGCAGGAGCTTGCAGAGAAGGTATCCATGTATGAAACATTAGTGTATACGGACGACCAGATTAAGCAGGCAAAGGCTGATAAGGCTAATCTTAATAAGCTCAAGAAAGCACTTAATGATGAAAGAATCAGAAGGGAAAGGGAATACATGCAGCCCTTTAATGATTTTAAGCAGAAGATTAATGAGATTATCGGCATTATAGACAAGCCTGTTGCTGTAATTGATAAGCAGGTTAAGGAGTATGAGGAAAAGCAGAAGTCTGAAAAGATGGAAGCTATTAAGGAATATTGGGATAACTGTGATGTTCCTGAAGGTCTTTCTTTTGAAAAAATATTTGATAACAAGTGGCTTAATGCTTCAACTTCCATGAAGTCAATTCAGGATGTGATTAATGAAGCTATTGCTAAGTTTAAGAATGAAATGGATATACTTGCTGATTTGCCTGAATACAGCTTTGAAGCACAGCAGACATATATTTCTACCCTTGACATAGGAAAAGCCTTAAATGAAACTCATAGACTGTCAGATATGGCTAAGAAGAAGGCTGAAATGGAAGCAGAGCAGGCAAGACGCAAGGCAGAGGAAGAAGCAAGGAAGGCTGCTGAACAGACGGTAACTGAAGAAGAATTTATTCCACCTGTAGTTAATAAAGAACTTGATGCAAAAGCTTTTCCATCTGCACAGGTTGAAACTGAATCTAAAAAGCAGTGGATAGCTTTCCAGGCATTGCTTACAACAGAAGATGCCCTTGCGCTTAAGGATTTCTTTAATAGCAGAAATATAGAGTTTAAATCAATTTAGAAAGGTAGGTAAACGGAATGATTCATGTAGATATAAAAACAATTGTGATTGATGGCAATGGAGCTGTTATTTGCTGTGAAATTGAAAGCATTTTAAGAGCATTTAGGAAGTCGACTGAGGAAAGGTGTGGTAAGGAAGCTGCAGAAGAATTGATTGATAAAATTGTGAAAAATTCCAAGAAGTCAGATGAACAGAATGAAAAAGAGATAGAAGAATTAAAGAAGCAGACTTCAGATACGCTTCAGGATATTTTAAAGTCGATTATGGAAGGATTAGGTGAATAATATGGCAGTTCAGAACAGTTTAGTTAAGAAGCAGAATCAGAGATTAGGTCTTACGGCATATCTTACACAGGATGCTGTAAAGAATCAGATTAACAGTATCATAGGCGGCAAGGATGGTCAGAAGTTTATTGCATCCATTGTATCAGCTGTAAATACGAATCCAACACTTCAGGAGTGTACTAATCAGAGTATTTTATCAGCAGCCCTTTTGGGAGAGTCATTAAAGCTTTCACCATCCCCACAGTTAGGACATTATTATATGGTGCCATTTAATGATAAAAACAGGGGCAAGGTTGCACAGTTTCAGCTTGGATATAAAGGATATATTCAGCTTGCTATCAGATCAGGACAGTATAAGAAGCTTAATGTACTTGCTATCAAAGAAGGTGAGCTTGAATACTTCGACCCAATGAATGAGGATATTCAGGTTAATTTAATGATTAATAAGTGGAATGAGAGAGAAGCACTTCCAACAGTAGGTTATTATGCAATGTTCGAGCTTACCAATGGATTCAGAAAGGCTATTTATTGGAGTAAAGAGCAGATGGAAGCCCATGCAATCAAGTATTCACCAGGATATAAGGCAAAGAAGGGATATACATTTTGGGAAAAGAATTTTGACGGTATGGCTTACAAGACAATGCTAAGACAGTTAATCAGCAAGTGGGGAATCATGTCTATTGATATGCAGATGGCTTTTGATGGTGACATGGCGGTTATTAATGAGGATGGAACTAAGGATTATGTTGAAAATGATGATTCTATCATTGATATGGAGCAGCCGCAGGAAGCACCACAGCAGGAACAGACAGGTCCTGAAACTTCTGGAACAGTACAGCCGCCAGCAGATGCACAGATGGCATTGTTTGGAAGCAATTAATCTAAGGGAGGAACAAGCATATGAATACAGTTGAGTTACAGGGCATATTAGGTGGCGCATTACAGGAAAAGTTTAATAAGGCCTTTGAAAAGGTAATTGATAATTTACAGGATGCGAATACATCTTACAAAGTAAAAAGAAAGATAACTATTTCTCTGGACTTTGTTCAGAACGAAAACAGAGATGATGTTAAGGTTGATGTTAAAGTGGTAGAGAAGCTTGCGCCACAGGCACCAATGGAAACAGCCTTTTCTATAGGCAAAGACCTTAAGACGGGTGAAATGTATGCAGAGGAATATGGTAAGCAGATTAAAGGACAGATGTCATTCAATGATTTTGTCGACCCGCAGGAGCATGGGGAAGAATCTAAGAAATTAATAGTGGACCAGTCGACAGGTGAAATTCTTAATGATAATTCTGTCGTTGATTTTAGAAAAGCAAGTGTTATGTAAGAAAGGTTAAAAGGAGAATTTTATGATTAAAGAAGCATTACAGTACATAGTTGGTTTAAGTGAAGCAAAGGTTAAGGACATTAATGTTGATGGAAAGGTTCAGACATATTCGGATAAATCATTGTATCTGTTACATAAGGACATTCCAAGAGCAGATTCTATCACAATGCATACTCTTACAAGCCTTGTAGATTACATTAAGGGCGGTATTGATATTATGGCAGGCAAGATGATTATTGAGGTAGCAAGTCCAACAGAGGTAAGGTTTTTCAGCCAGCTTGATGATAATAGAAATCGTGAGTATCTCGTTGAGGTATCTGCAAGAGTGCCAGATTTTACTTTTAATAGTTTCATGGATCAGGAAAAGTTCTGTATTAATTTACAGTCAAAGTTCATGAATGAATGCGATAGGTCATTAGTGCTTAAGTTTGCAGGTACTGTTGAAGCTGGAACTGTAGCTGAATATGGTGATGATGGAGTAACACAGAAGGCTACAGTCAAGACAGGTATTGCATCTAAGAGTGATGCACTTGTACCTAATCCTGTCAGACTTACACCTTATAGAACATTCTTGGAAGTAGAACAGCCTGCATCAGATTTCATTTTTAGAATGAAGCAGGATAAATACGAAGGTATTGTGTGCGCTATCTTTGAAGCTGATGGCGGTGCTTGGAAGATGGAAGCAACACAGAGAATAAAGGAATATTTACAGAAAGAACTTATGGAATATCCATATATTACAGTTATTTCTTAAAGCACTTCTGAAGGGAAAATATATCACAGTAGCAGCCTTCTTGAAAAATATATGTGCAGACAGGGGCAGTTGGTCACTGTTCCCTGTCGGAAAGGAGAAATATGGTAAGAATTGATGATGATTATATTGTTGATATAGATGCAATGAGTTATACGGCCAAGAAAAATACACACAAGAAAGATAAGGAAGGTAACACTATTTATAGCACTATTGGTTCTTATAGCAACCTTAATGATGCTGTTAAGAGCATATATTACAATAAGGCAATAAATATCTGGTATAAAACCATTGTGATGCTTAGTGAGCTTGGTGAGGAGATGGATAAGAAGTTAGAGGAGTTGAATATATGAATATAGCAGAATTTACAATACCGCTTCCACCGAGGACAAAGAAGAATAGCCAGCAGATTATCATGTTAGGCGGTAGACCAATGATTATACCAAGTAAGTTGTACAAGCAGTATGAAAAGGATTGTGCAGCATTTATGCCGCAGATTAAAACTATAGACAAACCTGTGAATGTTCAGGCTGTGTATTATATGCCAACAAGAAGAAGGGTTGACCTTTGCAATCTGCATGAAGCCTTATGTGATGTGCTTGTACATCATGGAGTTGTTATTGATGATAATTCCAAGATTATAGCAACAATGGATGGGAGCAGGGTTGAATATGACAAAGAGAATCCTAGAACAGAAGTGATTATAAGTGAGGTATAAGCAGGAATGACTATTGATGAGATGTCTGAAGAAGAAAAGAAAGGGATGGAGAGATTAACAGATAGTAACAAGGAAATACCGACATTAGTTGATAACGCAGAATATTGGTTGAAAGTGTACTTTAAGCTGAAAGATTATGAGGGCTTAGAGGAACAGGGCAGACTTATCAAGGTGCCTTGTAAGGTAGGTGATACAGTTTATGTAGCCAGTTCAATACTTCCCATAAAGAATATAGAGCACTATGAGGATGTTGATGATGAGGTTCCTGCTTATTTCACAGGAAGAGTTGTATCATTTCGTTTTGCAAAAAGAAATTGGATAAAGATTGCGGTTAAAGCAAAATGGTTACATGAATGGATTGATGATGAGACTGGACCTGAAAGTAATTACATTAAATCTGAGAAATATTTTACAGTCATTCTTTCGTCAATTGGAAAAACAGTTTTTCTATCAAAACAGGAAGCGGAAACGAAACTAAAGAATTGAGAGGTATAGAGCATGGAAATAAAAGAATTAAAGACAATACATAACCTTGTAAAGAATATTCTTGAGGAGCATCCTCAGGCAAGGAATTCTGACAATATACTGTATTACTATGTTATCAAGCATATTGGTGCACAGAAAGGAATCAACATTGATTCAATGTCGCTGCCTAATTTCTTGTTGAACATGAAGGCTTATCATTTGCCATCTATAGAAACAGTAGGAAGAGCAAGAAGAAAGATTGTTGAACAGTATCCTGATCTTGCAGGTGATAAGAAGGTAAAGGATGCCAGAAGAGAAAATGAAGATACATTTAGACATTATGCAAGGAGTTTCTAAGGAAGGAGAGATACATAATGGATTGGATAAAGGTTGAAGATGAGCTTCCTGTTCCATATAGGGATTGCTGGGTGACATATGAATTTACGGCAAGTGGTTCAAGGAATGTAACGGAAAGTTATATTAATGATAAGGGTAAATGGAATCTTGGCACATCCAGGGTTGAAAGAAAGGTTATTGCCTGGATGTACAGGGATGAAAAGCCTGCACCTTATGGAGAAAAGAAAATTGAACTTGAAGAATCGTAGGTGAATAGTTATGGCAGATGTGAAGTGGATAAAGATAACAACAGATATATTTGATGATGAAAAAATGTTGCTAATTGAAAGCCTTCCTGAAGCAGATTCTATTATTGTTATATGGTTTAAACTTCTATGTTTGGCAGGGAAAATGAATAATAGTGGTGTGTTCCTGATGAATAACAGGATTGCATATACTGATAAGATGCTATCAACAATCTTTAGGCGCAAGGAAAGTACTGTGCAGCTTGCATTAAAGACCTTTGAACAGTTTGGAATGGTTGAAGTGGTTGATAATGTTATTACAATTCCCAATTGGGATAAACACCAATCATTAGATTCTTATGAGAAGAAAAAAGAAAGAGATAGAATATATCAGCAGGAAAGAAGGCAAAGGCAAAAGGAATTGGCTGCACAATCGTCCGACTGTCAGACGACACAATCGTCTGATGTCGCTGTTTCAGATAAGAAGAGAGAAGATGAGATGAGATTAGATAAGAAGGAGAGTGAGAGAGTAGAAGCTCTTTCCCCCACACAATCTATTACTTATGATTCTTTAGTTGAAAAGTATGGAAAAGCCTTTGTTGACGAAAGAATAACTAGAGCTAAAAGGTATTCTAACATAACCATTGAAACAGTTGCTAAATGGTGTGAAGAAGATTTTAAGAAGCAGCACACACCTGATGCAAACAGATTTAATAATTATCAACAGAGACCTAAGCAGTCTGATGATTATTATAACAGTCTGCTTGCCAATAATGCTAGGAATTAGGAAGTGAGGTTACGGTTATATGAAAGAGAGTGAAGCAATAGAAGCAATACGGTTTGATTTAGAGATGGGCGGTGAAATACATTCTTCAGTATTACATGATGCAATGGATGTTGCAATACAGGCCCTTGAAAAGCAGATGAAAAAAGAAAACGCGGACGGATGTGCAGGATGTGCCTTTGAAGATGTAGAAGAATGGGAAATGCCTTGTACAAAATGCAGCAGGAATTGTAAAGATTATTATAGGACAAAGGAAGGCAGTGATAAACTTCCAACTGCTAAAACTTATTTGGATGCTCTTACAGGATTTCGAGAAAGTTTGAGAAAAGCAGGCGGAATTATGGAAGGGACTGAAATACAGAATAATGCTTTTAGTGAATGTAGGGAGAAATTGAAAAGCATTTATACAGGCGGATACAGCAAGGCTTTGTTTAATTTTTATAAAAGATTAAGTGAATGTTCTGAGTATGCACGACCTGTTGGATGGTCTACATCACAGGAAATAGTACAGTTTCAGAACGTAAAACAGATATATGAACAATTAAAGGCAGGTGATTCATATGAGCCAGATACTAAATAAATGCCCTATATGTGGTGGCAAGTTGCAATTCAGTAACTTAATGCAATTTACGCGGGATTACACAATTAAGAAAAATGGCAGGTTATCCGCAAAAAGCACCAGATCTGACGATTGTCCTATGGATGCAGCATTTGTTGCATGTACCTCATGTGATTTTGTTACAAATTGCGACGGAGAATATAAAGATTATGAGAGAAGAATACAAGTATATAGCCAAGATGGTGTAATGATGTATGATGAAAAATTTTTAAGAAAGCAGTAAGAAAGTAGGTGGCTTAGGTAGGTGAAAGCTAAAGAATATTTATCACAGATTGAGAAAATCAATATGATGATAAAAAACAAAGATGCTGAAATTGTTAAATGGAAAGAGCTTGCAGACAATACTTCAGCGCCTGTTCTTGGGGATAAGGTTAAAACATCAGGAGCAGCAGACACAATGGCTACTGCCGTGATAAACTATGTTGACATTGAAAAAGAGCTGATTCAACAGAAGCAGGATTTGATTAACAAGCATAACGAGATTGTAAGAACTATTGAACAGTTACCAGCTCAGGAATATGATGTGCTGCATATGATATATATTCAGTTTATGTCACTTGAAGATGTTGCTGAATATAAGCATAAGTCGTACAGGTGGGTAACAACAGTTCATGGAAGGGCATTGGCAAATGTGCAACGGATATTGAATAAAAGGAAAAATGAGGACAAAAATAGAGTAAATTGCCTACTTTTGCCTAATATTTCCTAAAGTTGCCGAATGTTTCCTAAAATTGCCCTTGAATGTAAGAAATTTGCTTGTTATACTCAAATAGTAAAAGTTTATAATTCGATTTGAAGACATGAATCTAATGAGCAGGGTTCATGTCTTTTTTCTTGCCTGTCAGGGTTTGAACCTCCTTTACCTGCCAGGCTTTTTGAAGGGTGGTGATTGAGTGGCATTGAATCATAAACAAAAACAATTTTATAAAGAGTGGCTGATTGATGCTAATGCAACTCAAGCAGCGATAAGGGCAGGATATTCAAAGAAAACAGCGTATAGCCAAGGACAAAGGCTGTTGAAGAATGTTGAGGGGCAGAAGTATCTTGCAGAACTAATGGCTGAAAAGGAATCAGAGCTTATTGCAAGTCAGGACGAAGTTCTTAAGTATCTTACTTCTGTTATGAGAGGTAAAAGTCAGTCAACGGAAATAGTTGTAGAGGGAATAGGTGATGGTTGCAGTGAAGCAAGGACAGTCCTCAAAGAACCATCAGAGAAGGAAAGACTGAAAGCTGCTGAACTACTTGGCAGGAGATATGGTCTTTATACAGATAAGATTGAAACTGATGTTGATATGGAACTGAATATTACAGTTGATTATGGAGATGGGGATAATGAAGAATGTTAATATATTAGGAACTGAATATAGCATTGAGATTGATGATACTCTTGAGAAGACAGAGCTTGATGGTTTGTGTAAGGAATATGATAAGCGAATAAGTATTAGAAATGCTGGCTCAATGTTGAATGATGATGATTCTACAGGTGTAAAGAAAATAAGATTTGATGAAGTATTGAGGCATGAGATTATTCATGCTTTTTTTTATGAATCAGGGTTTGATGATTACAGCGGAAATGAACAGCTTGTTGATTGGATTGCAAAGCAATTTCCAAAGCTTGAAAAGGCATTTAAAGAAGCGGATTGCTTATGAATATAAATATTCCAATGAATCCATGCTTCAAGGAAGTTGATAGAAGCCATAAACGGTACATAGTTATGAAAGGCAGCGCAGGTTCAGGGAAGAGCGTTGACACAGCGCAGAATTATATATTAAGGCTGATGCAGGATAAGGGGCGCAACCTTGTATGTATTCGTAAGTCGGACATAACCAATAGAGATAGTACTTATGCAGAGCTTACAGGTGCGATTTACCGCATGTTTGGTGATAAGGCTAACAGATATTGGAGCATTAAACAAAGCCCTTTACAGCTTACATGTCTTGCTAATGGTAATCAGATAATTTTTAGAGGTGTAAATGATGAAAAGCAACGTGAAAAGCTAAAGTCAATCACATTTCAAAAAGGAAAACTGACAGATGTGTGGATTGAAGAAGCAACGGAAATCACACAAGCTGACTTTGAAATAATAGATGATAGATTGAGAGGTGAACTTCCACCAGGGCAATTCTATCAGATAAGAATGACCTTCAATCCAGTTAATAAGAATCATTGGATTAAGAAGGTCTTTTTTGATATTCCTGACATTAATGTACTTACACATCACAGTACATATATAGGAAACAGGTTTATTGACAATGCCTACAGGCAGCGTATGGAGAGAAGAAAGATTGTTGACCCAGAAGGATATAGAATTTATGGCTTAGGTGAATGGGGCGAGATTGGTGGTCTTATTCTTCATAATTGGGAAGTTGCGGACATATCTCAAAATCTGAATGATTATGATGACATAGCAATCGGTCAGGATTTCGGTTTCAATCATGCAAATGCAATTCTTCTTCTTGGCATTAAAGATGATAATATATACATTCTGAAAGAAGTGTATGTATTTGAAAAAGAAACAGCAGAGATTATACCATTAGCACAGGAAGCAGGAATTCCGACAAACAAGGATATGTGGTGTGATTCTGCAGAGCCTGACAGAATTAAAACGTGGAAAAACGCAGGATATAGAGCAAAGGGTGTTGATAAAGGTGGCACTAATGGCTCTGTTAAGGCGCAGATAGACTGGTTAAAGGGTGTTGTTCGTAAGGATAAGGTTATCAAGCGAATAATAAGAGTGCATCCTTCCTGTGTTAATACCATAAAGGAGCTGCAGCAATGGAAATGGAAGAAAGACGAAAAGACAGGTGAATATCTGGATGAGCCAGTTGCTTTTCAGGATGATGCTATGGCTGCACTAAGATATGGTATTGAAAAATGGCGCAAGAGAAAAAGAATATTGGTTTAAGCTGATGAAAGGGGAATATAAATGTTAACAATTGATGAGATACGACAATTTATACAGGATGATGCCGCTTCTGATAGAAAGCTGTTTGCAAGAAAAGGACAGGCTTACTATGAAGCAGACCATGATATTAAGCAGTACAGGCTTTTTTATTACAATTCTGACGGAGAGCTTGTTGAAGATACAACAAGAAGCAATATCAAGATAAGCCATCCATTCTTTACAGAGCTTGTAGACCAATGTACTCAGTATATTCTTTCAGGTGATGAAGGGTTTATTAAATCAGATATTCCAGAGCTGCAGAAAGAATTAGATTCCTACTTCAACGAGAACGAAGATTTTACAGCAGAATTATCAGAAGTGCTGACAGGGTGTCAGACGAAGGGCTTTGATTACATGTATGCATACAAGAACGCAGAAGACAGGTTGTCGTTTATGTGTGCGGATAGCATTAGTGTTGTTGAGGTAAGAGAAAAAGATACAGATGATGGATGTGCTTATGTGATTTACTGGTATGTTGACCGTATCGAAAAATCGTATAAGAAGATAAAAAGAATTCAGGTATGGGATAAAGAAAACACATATTTCTATGTTCAGGATGGAGAAGGAAAGATTGATACAGATAAATCAGAGCAAATCAATCCTAAGCCACATACATTATACAAGAAAGGGAATGATGAAAAGACCTATTATGACGGTTTTGGATTCATTCCTTTTTTCAGGCTTGATAATAACAAGAAACAGTTCAGCTGCCTCAAGACAATCAAGGACCTGATAGATGATTATGATTTACATAGCTGTTCATTGTCGAACAACCTGGTTGACTTTGATACACCAATCCATGTTGTTAAGGGCTTTGAGGGTGATAATCTTGATGAATTGCAGCAGAACATTAAAACCAAGAAAATGATAGGAATGGAAAGCACAGATACAGGCGCAGGGGTTGAGATAAAGACTGTAGATATTCCGTATGAAGCAAGAAAGATAAAGCTTGAGCTTGATGAGAAGAATATATACAGATTTGGATTTGGTCTTAATACGGCAGGCCTTAAGGACACAAGCGCAACAACTAATATTGCAATTAAAGCTGCATATTCTCTGCTGGATCTAAAAGCAAACAAGCTGATAGTAAGGCTTAAGCAGTTTTTAAGAAAGCTGATAAAGCCTGTACTTGCTGAAATCAATGATATTAATAAGACTGATTATCAGATGAAGGATGTGTATTTCAGCTTTGAGCCTGAAGTTATGTCAAATGCACAGGAAAATGCACAGATAGCATTAACAGAAGCACAGACAAGGCAGACAGAAATCAATGTGATAATGACTCTTGCACAGATATTGGATGATGAAACAGTACTTCAGCTGATTTGTGAGCAGTTGGATATTTCTTATGAAGATATAAAGGATAAGCTTCCTAAGAATGAGGAACAGGAAACAATGACAGCACAGAAAGTATTAAGTGGGGTTGTAGTAGATGAACAGCAGACAGAAGGAAATCTTACAAGCACAACTTAATAATGAGAAGCAGGTACTTAAAGAGCTTCAGCAGGTGTTTAAGCAGGCAATAAAGGATTGCAGTGTAAATATATCCCAATTATCCACTAGAACGGATATGGAGAATATACAGGCTATTATATACCAGCAGCAGTATCAGAACGCAATTAGGGCGCAACTTGAAACAGCACTTGCGCAGCTTCAATCAGGGGAATATGCAACTATTTCCGATTACCTTACAAGGTGTTATCAGAACGGCTATGTTGGTGCTATATATGATATTGCAGGACAAGGGATTCCTTTAATTGTTCCAATAGACCAGAATGCAGTTTTAAAGGCATTGCAGATAGACAGTAAGCTTTCTAAGAGCCTTTATGACAGATTAGGTGAAGATGTAAAGAAGCTTAAGACAAGTATAAGGGCAGAAGTGTCAAGAGGTGTATCAAACGGCTCATCTTGGAATGAGATAGGCGAGAAGATAAGCTTGGGAATGAACAGCACTATTGACATGTTTGGATTCAATAAGGCAAAGAATAATTCTATCAGGATTGCAAGGACAGAAGGGCATAGGATTCAGAACCAATCCGCAATGGATGCACAGGAAGCTGCCAAGAAAAAGGGAACTGATGTGTTGAAGCAGTGGTGTGCAGCCTTAGACGGTAACACAAGACCCGCACATGCACAGGCAGACGGGCAAATCAAGGAGCTTGACGAATATTTCATTGTTGGCGGTGAAAAGATGAAAGCACCTGGTATTGGTGGTTCTGCTGCCAATGTATGTAATTGTCGTTGTGCTTTGCTACAGAGGGCAAGATGGGCTTTAAATGATAAAGAACTTGATACCCTGAAGGAAAGGGCTGAATATTTTGGCTTGGATAAATCAAAGGATTTTGAGGAATATAAGGCTAAGTATTTGGAGATATCTAAGGAAGATATTGAAAAACTTAAAAAAGAGGTTCATAATATTTCTAAAGGAAAGAATCTTGTTGGAGAATATCAGCCAACAGGAAATTATGATTTTGCTATTGAAGAAATAATAAACAAACAAGGGTATGACGGAACACCACAGGTTGTACCTTATAAACAATTTAAAGAGGCAATGAATAAATCTAATTTCTATGCGGAAAGAACTTATTCAGCAAACACACAAGAAAAATTGGATGAATATAGGGAAATGCTTTATAATGGCAAATTTTATGTTGATTGTTCAACTGGTGGTGCGCAATATGGACAGGGTATGTATTGTGCTGCTTGTTATGATCTGAATAATAAAAGTTCTTTAGGTGGCATTGGTTGGGAAATGTCACACTATCAGCAAATTGGTATTAGTGCAGGAAGAAACTATTCGTACACAGAAGGTCTTACACTTCAACCTGGTGTTAAGGTATTAGAGTTGCCAAAAGGAAAAAAAGCGGAAGAATATATCGCTGAATTGTATAAATATGATTATCTGAAAAAATATGCTTCTGCTGAACAATCTGAACAGGTTGAAAAATATATAAAAGCAAGTAAAGCGGTTGAAAATCTTACATATGAAGAAGATTCAAGTGTTATTGATGATTTGTATAACAAAAGGGCAGAAGCAACACAAGGAATTGAAGAGCTAATAAAATTAGCATTTAAAGCAATGGAAGATACAAGTGATGGAAAGAAGTATCATGGGTTTAAGAATCCAGCTGTGTTAGCATCTGAAATGGGATATGATGCAATCAATGCAATAGGTCATGGAGAAAGTGGTTCATACACTGTTATATTAAATAGAACAAAGGTTATATTTTGTGAAGGAGGTTCAATTTATGGAAATTAAAAGAAATAAAGACGGAACCGTTAAAGGTATTACAACAATGGGTGATTTGATAAAAAAAGAAAAACCCACCAAAGAGCAGCTTAAAAGAGATAAAATAAAAGCTGAATATGAAAAAAGATATGGAAAGTAGCACTCCGCAGCAATGCAGGGTGCTTTTTTAGTGCAATTAAATATTAGAGTATTAAGGTCATGTTTTTATCATGGTCTTTTTTATATCAATTTATATCAAGAAAGGTAGGTGGTAATACAGAATGGAATGGTCAGGCGATTATGGTACAAGCAATCCGTATATTGCATATCAGATTGGAATAGAGGAAACAGACTATAGTGTTTCTGATAATACATCTACATTTAGAACACAGATATTCATTCATAGAACTAATACAGGTTATACCACTTACGGCTCAGGAACAGTCTATTACAGATTAAAAACATCCGTAGGAGATGTTAGTGATTGGTATACCTATAACTTAACAACAGACGATAAAATCACAAGTGATGGAATATACGTTGCAGAAGATACATGGGGTCCAAGAATCCATAATGCAGAAGGAGATTTGGATGTAACACTTGAATGCTACGTTGAGCATGATACCTTCAGTTCAGATTCGAATGAATTCACAATATCAACAACACATATTCCAAGAACCTCACAGCCGACATTGGATGCTTCTAGCGTTGATTTTGGAGATGAAATCACAATATACACGAACAGAGCTTCAAGCAGCTTTACACATCATTTGTATTATTCATTTAATGGCGGAGATGCAGTTGGAATAACAGCAGGGTTTGGTGATAGTTATACATGGACGATACCAACTGACTTGATGAATAAGATTCCAAACAATACAAGTGCAAACATTACATTTTATTTGTATACGTTTGGCGACAGCCTTATTGGTTGTAAAACAATAACATTTACTGCCACAGTTCCGTCAAGTGCTGTACCAAAGATATCCGATATAGATTGCATGGATCCATACAAGTATGAAGTTACATATGGTGCTTATGTGCAGAATAAATCTAAGGTTAAAGTTACAGTTACAGCAACAGGATGTTATTCAAGTACAATAAAAAATTATAAGATAACTGCCAATGGTGAGAATTATGCTTTTAACGGTGCAACCACAGATGTTCTTACTACAGCAGGAGAAAATACAATTAATGTATCTGTTACCGACAGTAGAGGTAGAACGGTAACAAAGACGATAACAATTAATGTATTGGCTTATTCTGCACCTGATATTGAGAAATTGGCAGTAGTTAGATGTATATCAGATGGTACACCTTATGAAGAAGGTGCCTATATGAAGGTGACATATAAGGCTTCTATAACAGCTTTGAATGATAAGAATAACAAGGTGTTTACACTACAATATAAGATGCAAAACGCAACATATTATACTACACATCTAACATATAAAGATGATTACACTTGGGAAGGTACAGCAATTATATCTACAGATGTTGATTACGGATATAACGTGCTTCTCGTGGTACAGGATGCTTTTTCTACTACATCACAGCAAGTAGATGTATCCACAGCCTTCGCTCTGATTGATTTTAATGCGTCAGGTAAGGGAGTCGCTTTTGGAAAAGCATCAGAGCGAGATGGCTTTGAATGTAAACTTAATGCAAACTTTGAGGGTATGGTTGAAGGTGTATATCCTGTAGGGTCGATTTATATTTCAACTATAAATGTAAATCCATCTGAATATTTTGGCGGAATATGGGTTGAGTGGGGAAGTGGCAGAGTTCCTGTTGGTGTAGATACAAATGACGAGGATTTCGATAAAGCTGAAAAAATTGGCGGTGAAAAAACACATGTTTTAACAGAAGATGAGATGCCAAGTCATAATCATAAATATTTTACCAATTTACAGCATAGTGATGGAGAATTGACATCTAAAGAAGCTTTAACATCAGGTTTGCAGGTTGGTGGTCGTAGAAGATATGTAGATAATACAGAAAATACAGGTGGTGGACAGGCTCATAGTATTTTACAGCCATACATCACCTGTTACATGTGGAAGAGAACAGCGTAATGTTAAGGAAGAGTTAAGGAAGGAGACAATATATGACAACGATAAGCGCAAAAACAAAAGATCAGGTGCTAACAGTGGTAGAGTCACCGACAGTTGCATCAGGAGATAAGAATACTGTTGATTTTAGTGTAGAGTTAGATTCATTTTGGAGTGGATTAACTGCAAGTGCAGTGTTTTTTACCGCAAGAAATCCGCAGGCTGTCTATGAAAAAATTCTTGATGAAGGCAAAACGCAGATACCGACAGAGGTTTTAAAGAACAAGGGATATATGTATATCGGTATTAGAGCAGTAGACGGAGAAGGCAGTGTTAAAACATCCACTGTTTTGAAGTACAGAATTGAGGATGGCGCACCTGTTGGAACAGCTACAGCAGAAGGACCGACACCAGATGTATACCAACAGCTATCGTTAGCACTTAATAATTTAAAGACTGGTGTAGATAAAAATACAACAGGTATAAGACAATTAAGCACAGAACTTTCAGACATACGAACAGGAGCAGACGGAACAACATATAGTAGTGCAGGTGAGGCTGTAAGAAAGCAATTTGAAGATTGCAATAAGGCAATTGAACATCAGACTAATTTACTAAAAGAAGATATATCCAACAAAATTACAAAATTCTATGCATCAAATCAAGGCGAAACTCATATTGCTGATTCTGATAATGGTAAGATCCAGGGTGTGTTTATATATGGTCGGAGTGAGCAGAAACAATATAAGGGGTATAATTTACTCAAAGATGAAAATGTAATTGTATTTAATGATGGAAACTATATTTGTTCTAATCAAAAATATTTAAATGAAGGAACAATAGAAATTGTCACTGGTGAGACATATACATTTTCATTAGATGTAGTGAGTACTGATGGACAAATTAAGTTATTTGATGATTCAAATAACTTAATAAAAAGCATTTATATTTCTAACAAGCGCATTTTCACTTTTATTGTACCTGAAAATGTAGTTTCAATGAGTTATTACGCAAAAATAACTACAGATAGTACAGCCAGTTTGGAAAAGGCAAAAGCAATGTTAATTGTAGGAAGTGAAGAATTAGCTTATGAACCTTATGTTGGCGGTATTCCGTCCCCGAACCCAGACTACCCGCAGGAAATAATGAATGTCTTAAATCCTAGCGTTATGATATGTGGTAAGAATCTTATACAATGCGAAGACGGAAAAGAATATAAGCTTTCAGACACAACAAGTAATTATATAGGTGTTCAGGTTTATTATAGTGGCAAAATTAACACCCAGAAAGGAAAAAAAATACACTATTAGTTTTGAATATGAAACTTCTAATCCAGGAATATTCTGTTTGAATGCATTTCAGAAAATTATTACGGAAAATTTGCCAGCAAAAGATAATAATATTAAAAGTGGGAAGAATAAAATTGCAGTAACATTTGTGGCTGAAGGAATAATTAAAAAAGGTTGGTTTTATATTCAGTTCAGAAGAACCATACAGGACAAACTCTTTGAAATTATGATTAGAAATATACAAATTGAAGAAGGCGAAGAATGTACGGAATATGAACCATATAAGGAACAAGAAGCGAGTTTTCCGTATAAACTTAATGCAATTCCTGTTAGCTCAGGCGGAAATATTACGATTGACGGACAGCAATATATAAGTGATTATATTGATGTTGAAAGTAAAAAGCTTATCAAAATGACAGACTCCATTATACTAAAAGGTACGGAGAACTGGAAGAAATCTACAAGTACCGATTGTGACAAATTTACATATACGTCAAAAGATACAACAGTAATGAAGGAGTTTGGATATTGTACCCATTTTGGCGTAGTAAATGAATATACTAACACGATAGGAAAGATTAATAGAAATGAATATTCGGGAACTGTACAGATAGTAATTAACTTCGGTGATTATGGAAAAACAACACTAGAAGACTTTAAGAATTGGTTATCAAACAATAATGTAACACTTACATATGTGAGAAATGACAAATCTGAAATTAACCTTACAGATAAAGAATTTAACTCGTTTAAGAATCTGCAAACATACTATAAAACAACTAACGTTTGCATATCATCAGAGCAACTGGATGGCTATACAAAATTTAATTACCCATTAAGCATGAAAAATGGATGGGATTACATAAAGCAACAGATAGGAGACACTAGAGATTATATTTATGACATGGATATTGCGACAGCAGAAGCATATGTAAACAGTGAATATGCTGTCGCACTTACAGAATTGGAGGTAATGTAATGTTATTTAAAACACTTAAAAAGCTAAAAGAGAGAAATGGTCTTACAGACGACCTGAAAAACAAGATTGACGTTTTCTTTGCAATTGGAAGAATAACAGAAGAACAGTATAATGATTTGATGGATATTAAAGAAAATCCAGAAGAAGAAATATAAAGTGAATTTAATGAAAAAGCAGCCTTCGGGCTGTTTTTTAAATGCAAGGAGGTGCAATGTCTATGTGTTATGATGATTTGTAACAAAAGTTTGAGATATTGCAGCGGTCTATCCAGCACTTACAGTAGACGACCTTGAGGCAATCCGTGAGGAGTTGGGAAAGTAATGGAGTTGGGTAAAATGACGCTCTCGGAGCTGATTGAATTATTACATGAAATCACCAATGAGATAGAGACAAGGACAATGGAACTAATTGAATAAATTAAAAATAAAGCACCTTCGTATATCCATTATAGATATACCAAGGTGCTTTTTATATGCCCTGAATAAGGCACTTAAACTGTTCAAATATGCCCTTGACAAGGCATTTAAAAGGTCATACTAGTGGCGGCACCACATTTAAAAACAGTAGTGAAGAAAGGAATAATGATATGGAATTTTTAAAAGCAATATTAGGAGAAGAACTTTTTAAACAGCTTGTGGCAAAGCTTGATGCTTACAACGGAGATGAAGCTAATAAGGATAAGCAGGTTAAACTTGGCAACCTTGCAAGCGGTGAGTATGTGGGTAAGGGTAAGTATGATGCATTGCAGGATACATTAACAGGCAAGGAAGCAGAGCTTACTAATGCTAACCAGCTTATTGAAGATTTAAAGAAGGCTTCTAAAGACAATGAAGGTATGCAGGATAAGTTTACACAGTATGAGCAGCAGAACACACAGTTACAGGCAGAACTACAGGAGACCAAGATTAAGTCGGCAATCAAGGTTGCCCTTATGTCTGAAAAGGCTGTGGATGTTGACTATCTTACATATAAGCTGAATGAAAAGCTGAAGGAGAAAGGTGAATCCTTAGAGCTTGATGAAAACGACAATATCAAGGGATGGAGTGATAAGCTTTCTGGCTTAAAGACACAGTTCCCTACAATGTTTGAGTCTGTTTCTGATAACAATGACGGATATCAGGTTTTAAACCCTAATAAGCTTCCGAATGGTGAAACTACAGGAACACTCACAAAAGAAGAATTACTAAAGAAGCCATATGCTGAGAGGGCAAGAATTGCACAGGAAAATCCTGAAGCGTATGCAGCAGCAATGAATTCTTAAAAAAGAAAGGTTAAAAAGGTGATTATTATGGCAACAACAAAGTTAAATGATGTTATTAATCCACAGGTCATGGGAGACATGATTGAAGCCAAGATTATAGCACAGGCAAAGATTACACCATATGCAAAGGTTGATGATACCCTTGAAGGTGTACCAGGTGATACAGTAACGGTTCCGTCTTGGGATTATATTGGGGATGCAGACGATTTTGACGTTGAAGCGGCGGCTGATACTGACAAAGAAATTCCAACAACTAATCTTACTGCATCAAGCACAACATTTACTATTAAGTGTGCTGCAAAGGCTGTGTCGGTTCTTCAGACAGCTATTAATTCAGGTAAAGGAAATCCTATCGGACAGGCAGAAACTCAGCTTGCAAAGGCAATTGTAGCCAAAGTTGATAACGATGTAATTGCAGCAGCATATACATCAAAGAAGACATCAGGTGATGGTACTGCACAGATTTCATATGCAGGAATCGTTGATGCTAACACATCATTCCTTGATGAAGAAGATGGCATTGAGAAGGTAATGTTTATTAATCCTGCACAGGAAGCAACACTTCTTAAAGATCCTAATTTCTTATCGGCTGATAAGTTTACAGCAGGTGTTGCTGTAAACGGTGCTATTGGTAAGATTGCTGGAGCTTGGATTAAGAAATCTAAGAAAGTTAGACTTGTTACAGCAGCGGTTGATGCATCATCAGGAACAGCAGTAACAGCTGATAATATAGCTGAACTTCAGGCCAAGGTAGATCCTACTGTTAAATTAGAGATTGGAAACAAGGTAAAGAATCTTGCAGCAGCTAATCAGTATTATGTATGCCCTGTCCTTAAGATGGAACCTGATTCATCAGAAACAGAGTACACAGAAGATGAGCTGGCAGCAATTACAATCTTCTTAAAGAAGAATACACAGGTTGATCATGAGTGGTTTCCTAAGAAGCAGAAGCATGATATTACTGCTACTAAGTATTATGGTGTTGCGCTTACTAATACAGCTAAAGTTGTTCTTGCTAAGTTTAAGAAATAAGGGGGTGTTCCCTTATGTTAATGACTATTGAAGAACTAAGGCAGTTTATTACAACAGATAAGACAGATTTGGTGCTTGATGCGCAGCTTCAGGCACTGGAACTGTTGATTAGAAAATATACCAATAATAACTTCCAAGATAGAAACCGACGATTCAGGTGCAATGTATCATCTACAAGCGGTTTGCAGTATGCATCAACCTTATTCAAGGTTGGTGACACAGTACAGCTTTCAGAATCTGCCTTTAATGGTGGTTTATATACAATTACAGGTATTGATTTAGAAAACGGCTGTATGGGTCTAAACGGAGCTCTAACGGATGAATCCCATGTGCTTGTTACTAAGATATTCTATCCAAAGGATGTTAAGATGGGTGCTGTGGATATTATCAGATGGAAGCTTAAGAATGAGGACATAAACAGCGGTGACACATCAAAAATGAATATACAATCAGAAACATTAAGCAGACATTCTGTCACATATGCGCAGGATACTTCCGAAACTGATATTGATGGTTCATTTGGTGTTCCGAAGAAGTATGTTTCATTCTTAAATGCTTACAAGAAAGCAAGATTCTAAGGGGGTGCTTGTATGAATAGGATAGGCGGCAATACAACAGCTATAATTCAGATTAATACAGGCACAACCAAAGATGCCACAGGTTCAAGAGTCAAGAGTTGGGAGACAGTTGACACTCTTACAGGCTTCATTGACCTTCAGGCAGGTGATTCGCGATATACAAGCTATAATGCCAAGATTCAGGAAACAACTCACATCTTTGTAGCAGATTATAAGGAGCTTGACGGCAGAATAAAGGCTGAAAACAGCAGGATTCTTATAGATGGTGCTATATATGATGTAAAGGTTATTGACGACCCCATGAATTTACATAAGCAGCTAGAAATATATCTTGCTTACACAGGAGGACAGTGATATGGCAGATGTTGAATTCATTGATAATACAATGAAGGTAAATAGAGCAATTGAAGATGCTGTTGGTGCTTTTTTACTTGAAGCATCAGGTGAAATTGCATCAGAAGCAGCTAGAAATACATCTGTTGATACAGGACAGCTAAAGGGTTCATGGAAAGCCAATGTAGATGAATCTAAAGGTGAAGCAACAATTGGAAGTGGTCTTGAAAATGCAATATGGAATGAACTTGGAACTGGTGAATGGGCGGCTAATAAGGATGGAAGAAAGAATCCTTGGTATATTCCAGTAGACGGCTACAATGGGAAAAAGAAGCCTACATTTAACGGTAAGGTTGTTATTGTATATGGAAAACATGGAAAGGCTTTCTATAAGACTAATGGTAAAAGACCACAGCACACATTGCAGAAAGCTTTCAATGACAAAAAAACTGCTATTATAAAAAGAGCAGAACAGATATTTAAAGCCAAGATTGGTGAATGAGGTGTGATATGACAATTGAAGCATTAGGCATAATTGATAGGCTGCTTACGGATGCAGGTATTAATTATGAGTATTATGAGTGGACTTCTGACCTTGCTTATCCTTATTGGGTCGGTGAGTATCAGGAAGTAGAGCCGCTTAATGAAGATGGCATGTCTGAAAGCACGTTCATTATGTCAGGCTTTACAAGGGGTGCTGCTTTGGAATTAGAGCAGGACAAAGAAAAAATAAAAAAACTGTTTGATGAGACATCAGGGAAATTGGTCACTACTGACAGCGGTTCAGTGGTGGCTATTTTTTATGCAAATGCTCTTCCTATTAGGAATGAGAATATGGATCTTAAAAGCATGACAGTTAATTTAAAAGTTAAAGAATGGAAGGGAGCAAAACTATGAGAAAATCAGGTATTAACAGCAACACACCTAATGATTTCTTACTTGGAGCAGGTGTTGTTTTTAAGAATTTCAAGTATGTTTATAGCAAGGTTGACGCAACAGGTTCAACACAGCCAGAAGGTACACTTAAAGTTATAGCAGATAACTCTGCAACAGAAAAGGATACGGAAATCAGAATCGGTAAATTAACACCTAACGTATCATTCATAGGCCTTGATAAAAGTTATGCAAAGCCTACTGTTGGTGATTATGTAACAGGAGCATGGACTGATGATGAGGACCATGTACTTGGTGCAACTAATGGTGGTAATAAGCTTTCTATTGTTCCTGAAATCACACCAATTGAGGTTGATGGGGCAACAGTAGAGATTAAGGGCCTTAACCAGAAAACTGGTGAGACTGGTACACTTGATGTTAACCTTGCGCAGCATACAAAGGAATCTATTAAGCGTGCAATTGTTGGTAAGGAAGCTGATACCTTAATTAAGGGATACGCACAGATTGAGACTAAGTCGCTTATTGAATTAAGTGATTATCTTGATAACATTGCGTTTGTCGGAACAATGACAGATGGTACAGAGATAATTGCTATCTTAGAAAATGCAATCTGTACATCTGGTCTTGAACTTGATAACAAGAATAAAGAGACATCTGTGTGCGCAACAACATTTAAGTCTACAGCTGATTATAAGGGAAATGTATTTGATAAATTACCTATATACATTTTCTATCCTAATAAAGCAACTGCATAAGAGAGGAGATAAAACATGAGTGAAGTAACAACAACAGAAACAGTGAAAACAGAAGCTGAGATTATTGTAGAGAAGCCATACACATTGAGACCTATTGAAGCAGATGATCTTGATTATCTTGCAGGTATTATTGACAAGATTGGCATTGACAAGATTGCAGATTGCTTTGGTAAGAAAGAGATTAACAGGCTTGTTGAAGGAAAAGAGGTCAATAATGATTTAATCAAAGAGGTTGGCATAGATGTTATGGTAAAGATTGCTGCAATTGTCGTAAAGAATTACAGGGTTGCTAAGAAGGATATCTATTCGCTTTTAGCATCTGTATCAGGTATGACAGTTGAGGAAGTTGCACATCTTAAGCTGCCTGTGTATGTACAGATGATTATTGACGTATTTAAGCAGGACGGATTCATTGATTCTTTCAGGGTTGCTTCTTCATTACTCGGATAGGCTATGTTGAGTTTATGGGCTTGCTGTATGAGAAGTATGCAAGCCCTAATGAGTTGATTAACAGGATGCTTAAGACAGGCAGATTATATGATTTTGTAAAGCATGTTGTTAAGCGAAAAAATGAAGAAGCTGAAAAGGAAGAAGATAATAAATTATGGTTAGCTTATCTTTCCAGCAATTCAAGAGAGACTTTTGCGGCATGGAAAAATGAGATTATTCATGGCTCACATGTAGCAGAGCAAAGACCACAGCAACATCAGGGTATAAGTCTGTCTATGTCGGATGCAGAAGTTAAAACAGCTTATTATAATGCGAAAAGCATACTGAAAAATTTTAAACTCTAACTAAAAACACATGTTAAAGCACCTATGAGGGTGCTTTTTTTATGCAAAAAAGAGAGGAGGTTTTACATTTGGAAGTATTTAAGCTGCTTGGAACTATAGCATTAACAGGAGTTGAAGAGACAAATAAAGATATAGATAAAACGAAGCAGAACGGCGAGAAGCTTGCTACTCAATTTAATAAGGCGGCAGATGAAGTTGCACAGTTTGGAATCAAGCTTGCTACAACAGTTGCTTCTGCAGCTACAGCAATTGGAACACTTGCTATTAAGTCGGCAGCAGATTTTGAGACAAGCTTTGCAAAGGTTAGCACACTTCTTGATACTAATGCACTTGATGTTGAAGCATACAAAAAGAAGATAATGCAGGTTTCATCTGACATGAATGTTTCTACAGATGAATTATGTGAATCTATTTATCAGGCTATATCTGCAAGTGTCGATCAGGCAGATGCAATTGATTTTGCAACTAAAGCCATGAAGCTTGCCAAGGGTGGTTTCACTGATACAGCAACAGCGGTTGATATTATGACAACAGCCATTAATGCTTACGGTATGAGTGCTGCAGATGCAGAGAGCATATCAGATAAGCTGATAATGACACAGAATAAAGGTAAAACCACTGTTGGAGATTTGGCAGCAGCTATGGGTAGAGTTATCCCTGCCGCCAATACATTTGGTGTATCCTTAGATGAATTGTGCGGATACTATGCGACAATGACAGCCAATGGTATTGCTACAGCAGAAACAACAACTTACCTTAACAGTATGATTAAGGAGTTGGGAACTGGAAGTGATACATTATATACACAGCTTGAAAATGCAACTGAAAGTGTATTAGGCGAGAAAAAGAGCTTTCAAGAGCTTAGGGCAGAAGGCTACACCGTTCTTGATGTTATTGGCATCTTAGGACAATACAGTGAGCAGACAGGCGACAGTATTATTGGTATGTTTAGCTCTTCTGAAGGTGGTATGGCTGCACAGGTACTTGCTAATAACATTGAAGGTGTTACAAGAAACATAGATGCAATGAAGAACAGCGCAGGCGCTACAGAAGAAGCTTATAAGAAAATGGCTTCTACATCTGCTGCGTCATTTAAGAAGATAAAGAATCAGATTGCTAATATGTTTACAGTACTCGGACAGAAGTTAATGCCTACCGTAGACAAGTTGCTTACTAAGGCAGAAAAAAACCTTCCTAAGATACAGAAGCAGGTGGATAAGCTACAGCCAACAATAGAGAAGGGTTTGACTAAGATTGAGCCTATTCTTGACTGGCTGATAGATACAGCACTTCCAGGAGCTGTTAAAATACTGGGATTCTGTATTGATAAATTTGAAGGTCTTACAATCGCAGTTGGATTTACAGTTGCTGCTTTAAAGGGAATGTCTGTTGTTACAACTGTGTCAACAGCACTTAAGACATCTACGACAGCAATGGGAGCTTTTAATGCAGTTATGGCTGCTAATCCTATCGGTTTAGTTGTTACTGCGCTTGGAGCATTAGCAATTGCAATTGGTGCAGTTACAATTGCTGCTAAAAATGAAACAGATGAAACAGAAGAACGAACTAAAAAGATAAATGAAGAATCAGAAGCTAGACATGAAAATATTCAAGCTTTGCGTGATCAGCAAACCGCTATTGATGAAAAGGCGGAATCAAGTTTAGTAGAAGTTGCTAACACTGAAAGATTATGGAAAGAATTACAGACTTTGTGTGATGAGGAGGGTAATGTAAAAGATGCTGATAAGGCAAGAGCAGAATTTATTCTTAATGAATTGAATCAGGCTCTGGGTACTGAATTTGAAATGACGGAAGATCAGAAAATTAATATTCAGGAATTGACCGAAGCCGTTTATAGTGCAATTGAAGCCAAGAAGGCAGAAATTCTTTTGTCAGCAAAGGAAGAGAAGTATAAAAATGCATTGTTGAATCTAACTGAGTTGGAAGAAAGTGCATATAAGCAAAAGAGAGAACTCATTGAACAGCAGAATAAGGTTAGTGAAAAAGAGCTTGAGTATGATAAAGCTAAGGCTGAATTTAGTGAAGCTGCTGCAAATTTATCTGCTTGGGAGCAAAAAGCGTACCTTGATAAAATGAATGCAGCGAAACAGGCTTATGATTCAGAATCAGAAAATTTAAAGAAGCTTCAAGGCGATTATGATGAGACCAAGA